CCAATGAAATGGAAAATCTTGGCGAGTCAGGAAAGAAAGCTAGTAGCGGTCTTGAAGAGACAAACAAGCTTCTGAAAGCTGAATTGCTGAATCAATTCTCTGAGAAGCTATCTGAGATCAGTCAGAAGTTGGTTGATTTTGGGAAGAGCGCTCTGGATGCATTCCGGGAAATTGATGAGGGAATGGACACCATTGTCACCAAGACTGGGGCCGGTGGAAAAGCTCTTGAAGAAATGCAAGGCATTGCTAATGGCATAGCCACTGAGGTCCCTACGGATTTCAGTACCATCGGGAATGCTGTTGGTGAGGTCAATACTCAATTCAAATTAACTGGAGACGCTTTGAAAGTGACTTCAGAAGACATGATCAAGTTCTCTGAGATCAATGGTACAGATGTAACAAACGCAACAATCCAGTCAAAACAAGCAATGGAAGCTTACGGCTTATCCATTGATGACTTAACAGAGATTTTGGATAATGTCACCTATGTTTCTCAAGATACAGGGGTTTCTGTTGATGAGTTGATGAAAAAAGCAACCGATGGAGCACCTCAAATCAAGATGCTTGGTCTTGAATTTGGTGAAGCAGTCACATTGATTGGTCAATTCGAGAAAAACGGGGTAGATTCATCCTCAGCGCTCTCTGGACTTACAAAGGCCGCTGGTGTATATACCAAGCAAGGGAAGACCATGAAGCAAGGTCTGACAGAAACCATTGAAGCCATCAAGAACAGCAAGTCAGAGACCGAAGCGATGGGAATCGCTATGGAGATCTTTGGTGCTAAGAAAGCCCCTCAGATGATTGATGCAATCAAACGTGGAAAATTCAACATGGAAGATTTAGGCTACACTTCACAAGTGTCAGCCGGTCTGGTTTCTCAAACTTACGAAAACACTCTGGACCCTATTGACAAGTTCACCACAGCCCAAAACGGTTTGAAAATCGTTATGGCTGAGGTTGGTGGAGCAATTGCTGAAACCTTTGCGCCTGCATTGGACATCATTGTAGATATCTTCAAGAAGGTAGCAGAATGGATCAACAACTTGCCGGGACCCATCAAGAACTTTGTTGTAGTATTTGGATCAATCGTAACAGTGGCCGGTGTACTTGCGCCCATCTTCCTTGCTCTTCAAGCGGCCGCTGTGGCTGTCGGAACGAGTATAGGAGGGCTGATAGCTGCTGCATTGCCAATCATCGCAGTGATAGCTGCTGTTATTGCAGCAGTCACAGGAATAGTCTTGGTTATCAAGCACTTGTGGGAAACAAATGAGGGATTCAGGACCGCTGTTGAAACAGTCTGGAATGCTATCATGTCAGTCATCAACACTGTTGTCAAGGCCATCTCTGATTTTGTAATGCAAATTTGGGGAACACTGACAAGTTGGTGGAATGACAACCAGCAATTGATCAGACAGACAGCAGAAACAGTTTGGAATGCTATTTCAGCAGTAGTGACAACGGTCATGAATGTTCTTGGTCCATTTATTCAAACGGCATGGAATAACATTTCAACGGTAATTTCTACGGTCTGGGACACCATCAAGACAGTTGTTGAAACAGCTATCAATGTAGTTTTAGGCATCATTAAGACCGTGATGCAGATCATCAATGGTGACTGGTCTGGTGCTTGGGAATCCATCAAGGGCATCGCTGAAAGTATCTGGAATGGTATCAAGAGCATTGCTGAATCTGTATTTAATGCAATGGCTCAGATCTTATCTAACATCTGGAATACTATTTCAAGCACTGCATCAAGCATTTGGAATGGTATCAGCTCAACCCTATCAGGTATCTGGAATGGAATTTCAAGCACGGTCTCAAGTGTATTCAATGGAATTTCAAGCACGATTTCAGGGATCTGGAACGGTATCAGCTCAACTGCATCAGGAATCTGGAACGGGATCAAAGACACCATTGGCGGTGCTATCAATGGAGCCAAAGACCTAGTAGGAAAAGCCATTGACGGAATTAAAGGTTTCTTCAATTTCCAATTCAAATGGCCACACATCCCACTACCACACTTCAAGGCAAGTGGATCACTGAACCCAATGGACTGGCTGAAAGGTAAAGGGATTCCAAGTATTGGCATTGAATGGTAGACCAAAGGTGGGATCTGAACCAAGCCCACAGCATTTGGGATGAATGGAAATAGCCTCATGGTTGGTGGTGAAGCCGGAAAAGAAGCAGTCCTACCACTGAATGAACGTAACTTGAGCGCCATTGGTCGGGGTATTGCCCAAACAATGGATCCACAAGGAACCGTGATCAACATCAACATCTCTGACAACATCATTAGAGAAGAAGCTGATATTGAGAAGATCGCTAATAAAGTATCTCAGAAGATAGCTGCTGAATTGAGAAGACAGAAAGAATTGAGAGGAGCGCCTGCATGGTAAGATACAACGAATTGATAATTGATGGAGTCGGAACTTCATCATTTCCATTTGATGTGATTGTACTTGAAGGCCCTACAATTCAGGTTGGTCTCTCAAAGGACAAACTTTTGAGTCATGATGGAGTTAGTGGATATATTGTTCAGTCAAACCCTCACAGAGAAGCGATTGAAAAGAAATACACTCTTCAGCTCATCAACCCAACAGAGTTGCAAGTCCTTGAATTTGTCCAATTTCTCTCCAAAAGAAATTTCTGGCTTGAGAATCAACAGAACAAGCTCACAAGATGGTTCTGTTATCAGACAAAGGTGTCTGACACTCAGAGAGATAAAACAAAAATGTATTCTGTGGAAGTGACATTTGTTTGTCACCCCACAAAATACATGAAGAACAATGATGTTCAAACTCTCGCTTCAAATGGTGTTCTCAGGCTCCAAGGTAGTTCACTAGCGTTCCCTAAAATCACAATTAAAGGAAACAGCTCATCTGAGACTAGCTTCACGATTGGGAAGCAAACCATCAAACTTGAACAACTCTCTGAGAGCGCTGTGATGGTAAATGACCCACAAAATCCAAGCTTCTTGGATAAGAAAGGGAATCTGGTGAAGTGGTCAGGAGACTTCATCACAATTGACGCTAACCAAGCTCAGAAGACTGTTGGTGTGGTTTTAGGGCCAGGCATTCAATCGCTTGTCTTTGAAACTAATTGGGGGTGGTTATAATTCTATATCTATTAGACAGAAATGTTCAAACAGTGAAATGGAATGGGCAACCACTCCATGAAGCAACAAAAGCAGAAGTTGAAGAAGTAATCAACGTGAGCTACACTCTCAAGGTTGATTATCCAATCACAGACACTGAAATTTATAAGAAATTTCAGGAAGATATGCTCATCATTGCTCCCACTCCTGTCACTGGCCGGCAACTGTTCCGGATTAAGGAAATCAGTGAGCAAGATGACACAGTGAGCCTGACTTGTCAGCACATCACAGAGGACATCTTCAAGCGCTCTGTTCGTCCTATTAAGGTTTCAAACTCAACCTGTCAAATTGCCTTGAATGCTATGATTTCAGCAGTCAAGACACCACTTGGGAAATTCTCATTCTCAAGTAATATCATGGACAATAGAACCTTCAACACTACAGAAGATGAAACGCTCTATAAGATCCTGATGGATGGAAAACATTCCATTGTTGGTGCTTGGGAAGGTGAGATGATCCGTGATAACTTCCTGATTGACATTCCAAAGAGTCGGGGCATTGATCGTGGAGTAGTTATCACTACACATCAAAACCTGAAGCAATATGAACGGAATAAGAGCAGTTCAAGCATCATCACAAGACTGCATCTGAAATCAACCTTCAAGCCAGAGGGAGCAGAAGAAGACACAGTTCTGAAAGTTACTGTGGACAGCCCCCTCATTGGCAGTTACCCTTATATCAATGAAGCTGAGTATGAGAACAATGATCTCACTACAGAGGAAGAATTGAGAAAATGGGGTGAAGCTAAATTTAAGAATGGAGACATTGACAAGCCCACTGATCAGATCAAGGTTGAAGCTTATGAGCTAGATGGTCAGACTGTGCATCTTGGAGATACAGCATCCCTCATGAGCTTGAAGCATGATGTCATGCTGAAGAAGAAAGCTGTGGGCTATGTCTTTGATGCTCTGTCAGAAGAGTATATCTCTCTTACATTCGATGATAAGGCTGGCCACGGCGGAGGCATGTCAGGCTCTAATGGAATTTCTGATGTAGCATCTGAAATCCTTGATACAGTCCAAAAGACTCAGGAGGATGATGAATACTACAAGAAATTGAAAGTATTGGTTGACAATGCCAACAGGGCCTTTGAAGATAAGGCAGGAGCCTTGGAGAAAGAGATCACTGATGGACTTGAGCAAGTGAAAGCACGAGCTGAAGTACTCAAAGAGGAAATCTCAGCACAAGTCACTGAGAAGATCGCAGCAGCAAGCCAAGCAAACAAGAATGAGATTGTAGAAGAGTTTAAAGCTCAATACAATGGCATTGAAGTCAAGATGCAAGGTTTGAAAGCTACAACTGATCAATTAAAGACCAGTGATGCTGATATCCAGAAGCTGATCAACGATTTCAAAGCTCAAACCCAAAGTCAATTTGTTGGGGTCCAAGGCGCACAATCCAGATTTGAGCAGACAACTGAAAAAGCCATCTCTGACCTGACCAATGTGACCAATGGCAAAGCAGATCGGTCTTATGTTGAGCAGACAGTGGCAGGGATCAAAGAAGAGTTTACTTCATTAAAAATCGGTGGCGTCAATTTGCTAAACGGTTCGAAAGGACCATTTAAACCGAACAAACAACCGGCAAATTTTGATAATAATGTGCTTTACAAAAACGAGACATCCATCTACCTAGAACAAGGGCAGGAGTATATTGTTAGTGCCAAAACGGATGGAAATTTCACAGCATTACACATTGGTGGCATGGAAAGCGATAATGTCGTACTCTGGTTAATGGATGATAAATATCAAAATTATCAAATTGTTTCTGATTTAAAAACCGGTACATTTGGAACAAAGATTGTATGGAACAAACCTACTGGAATTTATCATCTACGGGTAAACACCTATCGAAAGGATCAAAATAAACTAAAATCCGTTTGGGAAGTTAAAGTTGAAAAAGCCACTGTAAGAAGTGAATGGTCTCCATCAATCAAGGATCAGGAAAGCTTAATTACAGAAGCAAAATCATCCTTTGAAAGAACAGCGAATAGTTTGATAACAAGAATCGCTTCTATTGAATCTTATGTAGATTCCGATGAAATTAGAAGAGATGCTTTAAATAAGTACACGAGAGAAGAGACTGCAAAACAGATTTCTGCCGAACGATCTAGAATTGAGGAAAACTATGTAAGGAAATCTAGTTATAACGAAGATGTAGCCAGCTTAAATCTAAAATTTGAAGATTTAAAACAGAATAATGATCAAGTTATAGCATCTAAGATTGCTGAATATAAGCAGACTGTAGATGGTCAGTTTGCGACTGTAACCAATAAATTGGAAGACACAATTAAAAAAACAGATATTCAGATCACTCCTGGTCAAATCAGCTTAGGTGTTGGTAAGGAAATTAGTGGAAAAACCATCAGCTCATTGCTCGTACAAGAGCCGGAATCAATTGCTCTAATCGCACAATTGATCAAGGTTAAAGGTGACATGGTAGTTGATGGCTCAATCACAAGCAGGCATCTAGCTTCTGCAAGTGTCCAAACAGGCCACATGGAAGCTGGATCAGTCACTACTCAGATTTTAGCTAGTAATGCAGTGACAGCAGATAAGCTACTAGTGGACTATGCAATGATCAATAAGTTTGTATCCAATCAAGCTTTCATCAGAGAGTTAGCTTCACAAAGGGCATTTATCACTCAACTGACATCTGTGGGAATTTCAGCAAACGACATACGTGGTGGAAGACTGACTGCCAACTCTGGTGTATCTAGTTTTGATTTAGACAATGGACGTTTATCATTTTACGATAATTTCACAGGGGTTTTCCGTGATCAGTCAAACGCTTCAAGTCAAGGACTCTTCTTCCGGAATGATGATGTGACGATAAATGGAAGACGCTACATCAATTCAAAAGCCATTATTGGTGCTGACCGGCGGGACAATGACATTAGAAGTCACTGGAATCAAGGTGGTTTCAATGGCATGGTTGTAGACACTATCAAGGGAGTTGGGACAGGAGACCATGACAATGCCGATAAAGTCACATTTGTAGGAGATAGATTTAACTTCACTCACTCTTATGATTACGATCCAAACACCAACACCAATCCTTATGGTTGGAAAATAACAACCTGGGGGCAAACTACCATATCACCATTTGGGACAAATGGAAGAAATACCAATGTACAAGCAGGGGACTTCCTACTAATCAACAACGGGAATAACGGAGTATGGCTCAGACAAGCTCTGAGGACTCTCAAGACAGCATTACAACACTTCGTCAACGCTGGATTTTCCACAGATGATTTCACTCCACAAAATGGTAGATCTATGAGAATAGCTCTACATAGCTCCATTAGGAATGCAGTGGCTAGTTCTTTAAGAGAATTTGACAAATTCGGAATTTAGAAAGGTAAAAAAATGAACGAAAACACTTATGTATCAATCATCACAGATCTAGCTAATCAATTAGCTAGTAAATCAATCAATGAAGCTGAGTTCAAGGCACGATTGACCGAATCACAGCAGGAAAAAGCACAGCTCACTCAAGAGCTAGAAATCTATCGCTCTGTCCTGGAATCTGACAAAGATTTGAAGGACCTATTTGAAGAAATCAAAAACAAAAACGAGGTAAACGCTTAATGAATTATAAAGTACAATTCAAATCCTACGATCCCGTAGCGAATGCCACAAAGATTTCCATCAAGCAAGATTATCCGTACCGTGTATTTGAGGAATCCCTTCCAAATAACCGCATGGGAGATGAAGAAGCAATCCTAGTGGAAGCCGTTCTAAATCTTGTCCGAATGGAATTGGATCCATCCGGGGCTATCGTAGCGCTCAAGAAAGAACTTGACAAGTCTGTTGATGCTAATAAGGAAGCCATCAATAAAATCCAACAACTAACTCAAGAAAACGAAAAGAAGGATGTTCAAATCCAGAACAACAAAGCTCTTGCTGATTGGTCTGTCCTTGTAGCAGTGACCAATCAAGACAATCCACTTGATCCAACTCTCTACAAGCGAGCACTTGAGCTTGTGGAAGCTGCTCAAGTAGGTAAGACCTACAAAGAACATGACATCTTCACTTTGATTGATCCAGATCACACTGAAAAATTCAGTGAAGGAAAACGTGTTCTTGTTCAGGTCAACTACGATTTCACTTACAATGGTGAATCAATTAAAGACTTGAAAGGTCCACTGCTCCAAAATGGCAAGCTTGCAATCTACAATTGGGAAGTTCCCAAAGAAGAGAAGCAAAACAAACCATCAGGAGATCTTGAGACTCAACCAGTAGCACAGCCTGAATCTTAATTGAAGGGAGTGTGATTGATGTATCAAGAACCGGATGGAATCTTTGGAATTATTGAAGTAGTCCGTGATTTCTACGCTCATGGAATAGATGAGCACATGATTGTATTTCTCTTGATGGCCATTGTGGCTCTAGATATCGTTTTAGGGGTATCTAGAGCATGGGCCTATCATGAGTTCTCAAGTAGAAAATGGAGGAAAGGGCTAGTAAGTCACACAGCTATGATTTTAATTGTAGCCATTGGCTATCCATTCGCCCAGCATATGAATCTTGGACCCGTAGTTGATGCCTTCATTGTCGCAATGATAGCAGCATACGGCTCTAGTATTCTAGCAAGCCTTTCAGCTCTAGGAGTTGAAATCTCTTGGCTAGATCATATTATTAAGAAAAATATTGATCATGAGAAATTTCAGTTAAAAGAAGGCTTAGAAGAGCCTAGTAGATTGATTAAAAAAAGGAGAAAAGAAAAATGAATCAAATCACTGATATTGTAACAAGTAGCGCAATGAGTATTCTTGTAATTCTGGTTGGAATTGTTGTTCAAGCAGTCAAGAAATATCTTCTGACTCGTGGAGGGAAGAAAGCTCTTGAAGTGGCTGAAATCCTTGCAAAAAACGCTGTGAATGCTACTGAACAAGTAGCAGGAACATTGGATATTCACGGCAAGGATAAGATGGAGCATGCTAAGACTAGCTTGATTGAGGGACTAGAAGCATATAACATCAATTTGACAAATGATCAATTAAACACATTCATTGAGGCTGCTGTCAAGAAAGCCAATGAACAATGGAAGAAATGAGGTTCAAAAATGGTAGCAACAAATGATATTATAAGTTATTCAGAATCTTTGGCAAATCAAGGTGTAGGAGCGGATGCAGATGGTTCATACGGAACCCAATGTGTGGACCTACCAAATTCAATTTCTATCAACTTTTTTGGAAAAGCTCTCTGGGGAAACGCTATTGACCTACTTAATTCAGCCGCTGGTTTAGGATATGAAGTAGTGTATGATGCAGTAGGAGTCAACCCACGAGCAGGGGCCATCTTCGTCATGGACACAACCTATCTATGCGGTCATCCTTACGGTCACACAGGGATTGTGATCGAGGATAGCGATGGGGTCACTATGAGAACCATCGAACAAAACATTGATGGCAATGCTGACTCTCTGTATGTTGGAGGTCCTGCACGATACAACACACGCAACTTTGATGGAATTGTTGGATGGTTCTATTTCCCAACTGATGACACATCTGTGGCATTTGAACAGCCAGAACCATCAGAACCATTGACAATTGAATCAAATGGATTCCATCCAGAAACAGGGACATTCACTGTTGAGGTGTCTGCTCTAAATGTACGAGCTGAAGCCGGTCTTGGAGCTGAAATTGTAGCTGTATATAGTGCAGGTCAAGAAATCAACTATGATGGATGGCTTGACAATGATGGCTATATTTGGATCTCGTACATTGGCGGTTCTGGAAATCGTAGATATGTGGCTGTTGGACAGTCAGAAAATGGACAACGCATCACAGACTTTGGATCTTTTAAATAAGAAATGACAGCCTTCCGAAAGGAGGGCTTTTTTTCTGTTATAACGGAAAAAATCAGAAATGTCTGTTATAACCTCAAACAATTATCAAAAAATCTTTTCCTATTAAATGACTTCCTTTTATATCTAAGATAAAAAAATAAAACTTGAACTTTCTTGAAAGCTATGCTAAACTAACAATGTGAGCAATGAACTTGTGGAGTTTTAGAAGTCAGTACCTAAAACAGACCCTAAAATCT